GGGCTAGAGGAAAAGCAGTTGTTCTAGCAGCATCTGGATTAGCGCCAGTGAACTGGTTAATGAATTCTGGCATCATTTCTTGATTGAACTCATTTTCTGCTTGATCTCTGTAAGGTTGATAACCTTTGTATATATCTTCCATTTGATAAGGGTAATTCTCTTCAACACCTTTTTGACCAAACTGCCCCATAGCGTCCGCTAAAGATTTTTGTTCTGGTGTCATTGTTGGCGTATAAGTCACAGGTGGATTTCTAAAATCCCTTTTTTCCCGTCTCTTTTGTTTTTTAGCTGCTATACGCGAAGCTCCAAAGCCAAGAAGTCCCAATGCTCCACCTAAAATTTTTGTCCACATAATTTTATACTCCGAATCAAGCACCCATTAAATTCATTCCAGCGTTCATAAGTCCACCTCCTATACTTCCCCAAGCACTGGGTGGTCGTTGGTGATATTGAGCCTCAACTTGAGGTTGTAATCCTTGCCCTAAGAGTGAGTTAAGGTAATTCATTTGTTGATTACGCTGATTCATACCATAGTCAGAACCAAGAGCAGCAAGGTCAGTAGATAAGTTGCCACCTCCTGCTTTTATAAGCCTTTCAAACTGGCTGTTAGGATTCAACTTTCCATCGCCCATAGAAGAAAATCGTTGAGCTATAGTTGGCACTGTACGTTGATTAAAGTTTTGCTGTGCTTGTTGCTGTATAGGGGCAAAGCCAGCCATAGGATCGCCCATCATCCTTGGATAAAGATCTTCTTGTCCTTTAAGCCCAAGTTTAGATAATGTAGCTAACAACCCGCTTTGTTGAGGTGTCATAGTAGGTATATTAGACACAGTTCCGTATTTGTTCTTAGAATAAGTTGCTGATGGCTTAGAAGGTCCAGCCTTAGACTTACCTTTTAGAGAGCATTTTCCGCCCTTACATCCCATAGTGTTACTCCCGACGGGGATACGCCCCGTTTAATTGTGATTAATCGCTCTAAGATTAGAACACTATAGGTAAGGTACAAAATTAGATTATTATAGAAGTATTGTTTAAAACTCATAAAGGGAAAAAAATGAAGAAGCTTTTACTGTCACTTATGTTAATTATGCCTGCATATGCAATGCAAACACCTAGCAGTCCAATTAGATCGCCAAAGACACCTAAGGAATATGCCACCTGTGCAGCTGTGAAACTCTTCAATAAAGAAGATAAAGAAGTTGTAAGCGTCTTCACACGCATAATAAGCAAAGATAAGAAGGGAAATACTGAGCTATTTGAAATGAGATGGAGAATACTCCAACGCCTTGAGGAACTTGAATGCGCAGAAGATTTATCGAAGTAGGAATACTCTTTTGTCTCAACTTAAATGCAATGCAGTTAGTAGTTCCTGAAATAGTAATCAGTGATGATGTTGGCATTGTAGAGCGTATCCCTGCCCAATATAGAGAAGAAGAAAGCATTGATAGAATGCTAAGCCAGTGGATGGTCCGCGAGCTCATGTCTTCAAATCGAGAACTAGAAGAACAATTGAGAACTACAAAGAAAAAGTGGTATGTAGCAGCAGCGGGTTGCGTAACTACAGTCATACCACTCGTTGTTTGCGGATTTGAGATCTATTTTAGATCAACAGAGTGTGATTAAAGGATTCTTATAATAGAGGAGTTACCAGAAATTGATGTCCCTGTTCTTGTAGCTAAAGACGGGTCAGGCTATTCCAACGAAGAACATGCTTTTGTCGCTACAAGAATAGAGAAAGAGCACGTACCTTTAAGTGTCTTAAAAGATAAAATAGAAGAAGATAGCAATTGGGAATGGAATCTCAACAAAGAAGCGGGTTGGATACCAGGGGCTTGCTACGAGTTTGTAGAAGTTAACCATATAGGATCTATAACAGGATCTTGTTACTTCCCAAAAGACGATTCATTTGCAGACATGTATAAGTTTTTACGTGGTGAACTTTCTCACTGGATGCCACTTCCTACTCTTCCTGAAGATGAAAAACCTACTGAGCAATCCACTCAACAACTAAATAAGTCTTAGTAAATCCGCTCATATTCTTGCCTACCTTAATGTTTATGTTAGTAGCATCAAGCCAAACTTCAACGACATCGGCAGCAGTTGCAGACGCATAGGGCAATGGTATGAACTTAGTAGATGGGTCAGTAGCAGAGCCGTATATGTTTGTTGTACTAAGATAGGCATCTATGGTTAAACCATGAGCTACCGTTAAAGTACCAGCTGCTGCGGGTAGAGTTCCAATATTAAATGTCTTACAAACTTCTTGCCTTAAAGTAGGCGATTGAGCTGTTGAAGAAGTTAAGGCGGGGTCGGGAAACCAAACCCTTCCATTAACGAACTCAGTTAACGTTTGAAAGCCTGTAACTTTAGTATTAAGGATTGTAGCCATCTTGTTTATACGCTGTGGTGTGGGTTCACCCGTTGTAGGTACGAATGACCCTTGTATCTCTTTATATGCCATTTATTGAAGCCTCCCCGCTCTTTCTGTACTGATAATAAACGCATTAAGTTGAAAGTCTGCTTCAGATAATGACTTTAAAAGCATCTGTTCATCTGTCATGAAGAATCTAAATTGTATGTAACTACCACGAGCTTGTAGATAATAAGCATGCCATAGTTGCTTTTGAAACTCTTCCATAGGTACAAGTTCATAAGCAGAGGTTTCAAGAATAGGCTCACCAAGATCACAACCTGTATCAATAGCATCATCAGACATCATAATACCAGTCGTAGAGGTTGAGTAGTCTACAGTTATCTCACCGTTTTCCGTCTTATCTACGTTGAAATCTACACGGTTTACTGACATGTTACAGCCTTCATCTGAGTAGAAGTTGTATTGCTTGGTAAGTATATCTATACGAGACACCTTAGTAAGTGTTCCGCCGCCTGTATAAGTCCCTGTAAAAGCACCAGGATAGTACAAAGTAAGCTCATTGGCCGAAGGTCCTATTGCATCTACTCGTAGGATCTGATCGTTGAAAGCAGTTATACCCTTACAGGTTTCTACAAGAACATAGTCACCTACTTTAAGGTTGTGATTTCTTACAACAAGCGGTACTGAGTTTAAAGTAGCAGCCGCTATAGAAGAAATGTAAGTGCTAGGGCAATTAGTAGGTTTATCAGCATCTACTATAAAGACAAATCCTTGTTGATTACCTGCGATTACATTACGGTTTTTAGGCTGCGAAGCAAGCCCACCGTCTTGAACTTCCCATGGCACTAACCAATCTGCCCACGAAGTAACCGTTAAATCAGCCCATGTTACTTGCTTGTTACCTTCTTGGCAATAACCCCAAGCGGTAATAGTATCGTCAAACGTAGCCCATGTTCCAAGGTTGTAATTAAAGACAAGAACTTGATCGGGAAACTTAGTTAAGGTAGTTCTATCCTTCGACGGAAACGTCCAAAATACTTGCTCAGATACAAAGTCACGTATACCTGCAACCCTCTCAAGACCAGCATCTTTGTTATGAATATTAAATACCTCATCTGGGATTTTCTCATCAATGCGCTTAACACCTTGACCATCGCAAGCATGAATTCCTACATTTCCGACACCGAGCACGGCGCCATCAAATGATATCTGTGAGAATGTTGATTCTGCGCCGAGTTCGGTGTTAATTTGTTGAAATTCAAAGGGGGCAAATGCGTTCATTCTAAAAACTAGCTCCCAAGTAGAACGTTCGCAATAAAAGATAACTCTATCTTTAAGGTGTTGTACGGTAACAATAGCCTCTTGTGTAGGCATATCTTTACCAGAACCCCTGCCAGGAATATCCTCGCGGAAAGCATTAACATCAAAAGGACTTCCCTCCCATGAAATACGAATGCGTGACTTATAAGTTACTGATGTACCTCCTACTTTTTCAGTAGTTCCACACAAAATAAGCCTGTTATGGAAAGATATTATACATTTGCATGTTTCAATAGTAGATCCTGCAGCATCGATAATGGGTTTGAAGCTTGAACCTGCGGGAGAAGCTGCCGAGTACCAAGTCATACCATCAGCTTCTACGTTATTTGTTATAAAAAGAGAATCCAGAGCAGCATCAGCACCACGATGATTTTCGCCCCAAAAGAAATCATGATCACTACCAGTAAACTGTTTTGTTCCAAGTCTTAGCCACCCACTATCTTCGTAGTAATAAGCAAATTTTGTATCAAATGCATAAAGAGGTTCATCATTTATCTTAGAAAACTCGTAATTCATCAAGCCCATAACAGGCTCAGCTGGATAGTAGTAGACAGGCAATGTATGTTGTGACCCTGCTATTACTAAAGCACCAGAAGTAGTATCGAACGTGTGAGTAGTCGCAGTACCATTAGTTACTAAGGTCATAGGGCTGCCAGTTTCAAACACAGTAAAAAGATCAGTCCCGCAAGAGAACATTGACCCTACTTCAGCATTGGCAAGATCAGCGCCTGCCCCTACTGTAAGATCGCCCACTCCATCAGTAGAACCCACGCTAATACGCAACCGAGAAACAAGATACTCATAACCTTCTACCGCCCCATTTGTCGGCACCATAAGCCTTTCGCCGAATCTTTTCCTTATACTTCCTCTAAAAACATATGCATTGTTTAGTCTTTCAAAAGCATCATCTGGTAGCATGAACGGCTTGACGTTTTTCTCCTTACCAGAAGATAAAGGCCCAATAAAAAACTTGTCCATGTTTATAGACCTATGGCTAAGTAGTTAAATCCTACGTTCTTAGCTCCTGCCGTAGTTCTAGGAGATCCATAAACCCTAAAGGCAAGATTAGTTCCACTTATAATCCTTATAGCACTGTTAGAATCAGTAATACCAGTATCACCAATAGTAAGCTGCATGCTTAAAAGTGTTACAAATGCAGGGATGTTTGCAGCAACGGGGAAAGTTATTGTGGCAAGACCATTAGCAGTTATTGTACCCCATTTCAGCAAGATTCCCGAAGATAAACGTGCCCAGGTAGCACCGTAAGCTATTTCATTCACGGTACCATTATTCTCTTTGCGTAAACAGAGTTCAGCTACACCAGTCAAGGCAGACTGACGAGAGAAGAGTGCTATTTCATTGACCAGTGTTGCGGGAGATGCTGCTTGCTCAGGTAAAGAGACGTGTTTATGTTTTCCTTCGCTGGCATCTGAAAAAGTAGCGTGGTTTACATCTATAAGCGTTTTAATAGCAATAAAGTTGGCTAAGATGTCTGCCTGAGATGTAGCGGGTACGTCTGAGCTTTGTGGTTTGTTAGCATTATAAGCCATGAGTAAACTCCTTTTTATCTATCAAATGGACTGAAGCTAGAAGATGTATTTGTAAATATAGTAGGCGCTCTTTCATCCATGTATTGGACTGTTGTGCGCCTTTCTGCAAGATTCTCTAATTCCTCAAAGCGAGGGTAAAGTTTTTCCAGCGTATCATCATCACCACGATCACGAAGAACTTCTATAGCTGCACCGTAAGCAATATACTTCCAATTTTCCTGCAACATAGGCTCATCAGAATCAGCATCCCATAAGTCTGTAGGCCGACACTGTACCGTAAAGGTTATTTGGTAAATTCTATCTGGGATAGGCCTTACGGTGAATACATCAGCATAGTAAAGAATAGATGTAGGTTTATTAGCAACATAAGGGTGTACTTGAGCATAAATAGACGTACCAGTCTTAGGCGCTTCAGAAAAAGTAAGATAATAAGCACCAGTTGCATAGTCGATTATGTTCACTCCAATACCTGTATCACCTACTAAGCTACCATTACCGTCATCAGTTAATTTGAGTCCAGTGCCAGTAGATGTTGTAGCGGTAAATAAAACCTTATTCTTTTGTATGGGAAAATCTGCTAGCGTTCCACTAAAATAGGCTAGTGTACCATCAGCACCTGCTATTTTAGTCTGAGTAGCCGTAGACGGCCATGAGGCAGTGAATTCGCTAATATCTTGCGAGTAAGAAGCGCTTACACCAGCAACGTAAAAAGGCGCATGCACGGTAAGGTTCTTTTGCTTAAAATCATCTAACTCGGTTGTGCTACCAGAGGCATACGAGCCAACATTAGGCTCAGTATAGAAAGAAAACTGTTTACGGAGGCTAAAGGTACGCATTCTTTCGGGCATATCGTTAAGAATGAAGTCGTTTACATAGTCTTGAATCTGCGCCTTCGTTAAATCAGATTTAGAAGGCGATTGAGTAATACGCCTTATTTTAGTCTCGATAGTAGAAAAGTCTGCCATAGCACTCACCCCGTAAATAACTAATTTTTATTACAGAGCGAGTGTACTATGGCTTAATTAGAAGACAGAAAACTAATTCTCTTCTCTCTTAAATATTAAAACTAGTACTTCCTTCCATATCTATTAGAAAAAGGTCCACCACTATATGAATTTTCACCGTAGAGCGCTTCGTTTCTAATTCTAGCAACATCGTCAGCACTAATAGAGTCTCGTGTCTTAGAAAACGATAAACACAAGTATCTTAAAGCATCAGCCATATGACTGTATTTATCATGAAGTGGTCGAGTATCGTAAACACCATTCTTCTCATTATAAACCTTGCGATAGTTAGCAAGAGACTCAAGAAGAGGCTTACAAGTATCCTCATTGATATACATGCGGCCTAATGTTGTACGAACGGCCTCAATGCCATCAATTATTTGTATGTTAGGCGCTAGTTCAAAGTCTATACCTAACTGGCTAGCCTTCTCCTGCCTAGATAAGCCAGTACCTAACTCACGCACCTTAATATCATGTGGGGCTATGTGAGTACCGTACATCTTATGCCATGGCTTAGAGTTCAAGACCTCTATGTAATGCTCAATACCTCTATCGGTATTCTGATAAGTATCAATAACATGAACAGCAGAGCCTATAGTTTGGAAAAAGATGATACTCATGCTATCACGCATGCCAAGATCCCAAGCAGTATGCACCTTAAAGTCATTCTCCCAAGGAACTCTACCCAATCTGCCGTCTAGCTCCATCTTATCAAGGTATCGAGCATAGTACGAACCTTCAACACCAAGATTGAAGTCATTCCAGAACTCTTGACGAGCCATGTCTAAAGACATTTCACCATCTTCAACGAGCTTATCAATCTCTTCTATAGAGACATGCTTAGTATCCTCAACGGAAAGCTTGGAACAATACCAACTATCTGAGTCTTTAGCTATGTTATAAAGGTTATATAAATGGTTTTTACCACGAACCGTACTACAAAAAAGAGCAATTCCGTTATTAGCAGTCAAAATCGGTCGGATATACTGATAGGCACGCGGATCCTGTAAAGCATACTCAGAAAACACGCAAACAGAAGGATTTGTGCCCATAAGCTTGTCGTAGTCGGTGGATCCAACAAATTGTATGATGGAATTATTATAGAGCGTTATTTTCATTTCCTGCTCATTCTTCCTAACAATTGTTTCAGGAGGAATATACGACAAGAATTTTTGCCCGTCATTCGTCATAGAATCAAAAAGTGCTTTACGTGCTTGGCTATAAGTAGGGAAAATGTAGTAAGTGATTGTGGTACGCCGCAGCGCAAGGTTTATTACAAGATCCCAGATAGTTAGATCCTTACCTGCACGTCTAGGCCATATTACCAGTGCTTTCTTTAGGCCATCACGCATAATGGCGTCCCACAATCCCTGTTGATAGGGGCGACGTTTGAACTTATTTAGGTGTATTTGTGTCGTTAGGTTCATCATCGCCCTTCGGTTTTGCTTGATCATAGAAATGTAGGTCAAAGTTGCCCGACCTCATTCCGTCATCTTTTCTTAGACTAGCCTCCCACTCTCTCATGCTTCTAAAGCGTCGAGACTGTTGACCTTGATAATGTTTAATTTCTGAAGAATTCACTCGCTTCCCATTTATCTCCATAAACAGTGCCCCTTTTTCACGTCTAGCCATAATAGTATCAAGAGCAGTATCACGTGCTTCTTTTATTACTTCATGCCTTCTAGATAGAATTTCAAGGCTTGCTTCAGTGACGTCGTATTCCATGCAAAAGTCGGTTATTTCAACAGAGTCAGGGCGTAGTGACCAGAGTACTAGAGCTTCTGCCATATTATCTCTTTTTGACTGTATCATTTCCTTATTATGGCTTGAACGATACCCCTTATAGAAGTCAATAACCTTTGTAGTTACGGGCACGACAGCTTTCTCTACTTTATTTCTCTTAATGATAGGCTTAGCGGTTTTACCTTCTAGTGCTTCTTTAGCTTTGATTAGTGAAGGATGTAATGATTTTGGTTTCTTCTTCGGTGAAATTCTCATCTCGGTGGTTTTCGTTGCCATGGTTATCTAGCTCCAGTAAAGAAAATACAGTTCGAGGGTTATTTGAGTAACGTTTACGCACTGATAGATCACATATTTGACAGTCATCTTTAAATAGTACGTTAGAACTTAGATCCATGACCCACTTTTGAAGGTTATCTATATCACTCTTACAGAAGTGATGAGTACCTTCCATTTCTGCCTTTTTACGTATAGAGAACGATTTATTAATAGGCATATAGAAAGTCATGAATAGAAATAAAGGGCCTTCATAAAAGGGATTGGCGCCATGTTGATGCTCTAGTAGGAGTTTCTGTTGAATTCTTTCCATCTTCTGGCGGTCATAGATACAGGCAGTTTCGCGATTATAGCCAGCTCTTGCCCAAGGAATAGGGCGGCCTGGTATTGTATAGAGCATAGGCATTAGTATTCTCCTTGTAATAGGGTGGCTATTACTTTATCGAATACTACTACTAGATCCGTGTTTTATCTAGCTTTTATAGAGTACTTGACTTAATGCTGTCGTATGCTATCATTGTAGTATATGAAAACGTATTAATCAGGAGAATACAATGTATATCAGTCGCTTATATAAACCAAAAACACAACAAGCACTACGTAATAAAATCGATAAGCTAGAGGTCACTCTTTGCGCTATAGATGACTTCTTTACTCCAGACGATGTTTGCAAAAGAAAAGGCTTGCGCGAACAAATAACAACTTTAGAGAATCAACTCGCAGATATGCAAGGTTAAAGGGATATCATGGAAAAAGTTTTTTCAATGCTTTATAACGACAAGTTCAATAAAGTTAAACTAT